GTAAACGGTATTGGGATGAATCAGATAATTTAATACTAACTTTTTGCAATCCAAAAGTTAGCCAGTATAGTAAAGATCGTGTACATATGGAAATAAAAGATAAAAAAAATATAGAAGACTCTGTTTCCCCACATCAGTTAATATTAGATTCTATAAATTTTATTTATATTCTAGAATCATTTTGTTTAACAAATGGCATAAAATTATATTGGACAACATGGGATAATCCTAGTTTTAGAATTTTGAAAGAAATGTCCAAAATTAAAGATTTTAAATTAAAAAATTTTTCACAGTCTAATCCAGGTTATTCTCCTTCTGAATGTATTTTACACGAGAACTCTGAGTTTAACGATCATCCACAGTGGGAAAGAGGGTCTGATTACTCAATTATAAATAATAAAAAGACAAAAGATTATTCTCATCCAGGCATTCATTATCATAATCATATTGCAATTTTATTTGATAATTTACGTAAACAAAAAAATTATGATATGATAGGTATATGATGATTGATCGCCCAGACGAAATCTATTTAGCAAATGCCGCTAAATTAGGAAGTTCTGCAAAAAACGTATATGTTATAGATAATTTTTTACCTAATGAAGAGTATCAAACATTATCTAATTTTGTAAATAATTCTGATCAAATCCCTTGGATTAAAGAGCCTTGGACTACAGACAGAACTGCCCCAAATTCAATTCCGGAAGATTACGTTAAAATTATAAAAAAAATATATCCACTTGCTAGATTAAATTGTATGGATTATTATGATGTAAAAGTAAATGATTATCCAGAAATTAGAGACGTTCTTTTAAGAAGGTGGAGTCCTGGAAGTAAAATGAACCTTCATATAGACATACAGGCTCAAAAAAATCTACATATTATAGGTATGTATTACCTTAATGATGATTATGAAGGTGGAGAAATATTTTTTCCAGATTATAATTTAAAAATTAAACCAAAATCAAATAGTTTAATTATGTTTCCTGGTAACGAAAACTATGCTCACGGAGTACATGAAGTTACAAAAGGATTTAGGTATACTTACCAGATAAGTTTTGTTTTTAAAGGCTCTACATTTGTAGGAGAAACAAAAGATAATCTAGAAAAATATAAAAAGATCAATTATGATCCAAAGAATTTTATGAATTATGATCCAAAATCATTCTAAAAAAGATGAAATCTATTTAGCAAATGTTGCAAAAATAGGAAACTCTATAAATAACATACAATATACTGAAAATGTGTTATCTCAAGATGAGCATAAACAAATACTTGATTTTGTAAAAACCCGTGAATCTTGGACAATTCAACCTTGGGATAGTAAAGTTATTATATTTCATGAGATGCCTAAAGAAATTCTTAATTCATTAAATAAAGTTTTTACGCTTGCTTATGAAAAATCTAAAAATTTTTATGATATAAAAATTAATTTTTTTGAAGATTTGTCATTAAATTTGCTTAAATTTGAAAAAGATTTTTATTTAAAACAACATATAGATACTGAGTCAAGTGAATCAAATCATATTGCATCAGTATATTATATTAATGATGATTACACAGGTGGAGAAATTAATTTTCCAAATTATAAATTAAAGATTAAACCTAAACCAAATAGTTTAATTGTTTTTCCTGGAAATGAAAACTATTTGCACGAAGTAGTTGAAATTACAAGTGGAGACCGATATAGTTCATCTTTGTGGTTTCAGTATACTGGGTCTACTTTTAATAAGAAAAGCGAGTGGTATGATGATCCAATCTAATTTAGGAAACTCTATAAATAATATACAGGTTACAGAAAATGTTTTGTCTAAAGAAGAACACAAACAACTGCTTGATTATACAATAAGTGTTGATTCTTGGCAAACTCAACCTTGGGGAGTTAAGTTTCTTTTATCAAAAGAAATGCCAGAAGAAATTGTTGATTTGTTAGAAAAAATTTTTAGAACCGCTTATCAAAAATGTACAAATTTTTATAATGTAAAACTTTATGCTTTTGAAAAAGGAACAGTTCCTTTAATTAAATTTGAAAAAGGATATAAGATGCATGAGCATGCGGATACTGCAGGAGATTTTGCAGTAATATATTATATCAATGATGACTATGAAGGAGGAGAAATTAATTTTATGGATCATAATTTGAAGATTAAACCAAAGGCTAACAGTTTTATTACATTTCCTAGTAATGCAGACTATTGGCATGAAGTACTTGAAAATACTGTAAAAGAAAGATATTCTGCTACTCTCTGGTTTAAGTATGAGGGCTCTGATATGTCAAGGCCAGCATTAGGTTTAAATCGTAAGTGATTACAAATGAAATTAGCCATATGCTATAATTGAAGTATGATTGCCGTATACTCTGATATTATGAAAAGGCTTAATGGTGAAAAATGCCATTTCTGCAGCGAGGTTGCCCTATATAACGATATGGCTGGCTATAAACTTATCGGTGTATGCAAGAAACATTTAAACTATCACACAAGTTAGGACAATATGCCACTGCTTAAATTCTACAAACCAGCAATACTTCTTTCATGTATGCTGGTTGTAGCGTATGTTTTAATATATTTATTTTTATAAGTTAAGGCTTAGATCCAATTAATGCAATCTGTGCTTTTGCTATAGCCAATGCTGATCCTGTAAGTGGAGAGTATTCCAATTTTTTGGCTGAAAGACTAGCGCATGAAGTGGCAGTATACTTAAAGAATCCTTTAATGATGTTTGCCTTATCACTTGCTTGCGTTGGTGCTAGGCCATAAGAGAACGAGGATATGTTGTAAGCCTTCTTATCCTTGTTGTTATAGTTTGGAACAATGATGCCATTTCCTTCAGGCTCAAAGTCACTTAAGAACGCAGATGCTGCCTCAGATGTAGGCTGCATAAATACACCAGCACCATTTTCAATAGATGCTTTAGCAAGATTTTGATTTGTAGCATAAGAAGATTCCATATAGCCTAATGCACCATTTGTACGTGCAACCTGAGATGCCATAAGATTAGTTCCAGCAACAGAACTAAAAGTTCCCATAGGTAGTTGGCTTTTTGGAAATACCTGTGTAAAGGCTTTGTTTGGTGTTTTGGTCCAGATTGATGGAGCAATAGCACTAAGATATTCTGTTAATACCTGTGTAGTTCCAGAACTATCTGCACGATAGAAAACCATAATCTGCAAGTTTGGAAGTTTTGGCTTTACTTTCTTTATAGTATTATCTTTAACTATTTGAGGATCATTCCATTTTGTTATATCCCCTGCAAAAATTTTAGCCAATGTTTCTTTCTTTAGTTGAATTTTACCTTTGTATCCATCAATTCTATATGCAATTGCAATAGGGCCTGCGACTAATGGAACATATACAAAATCTTTTGCTTTATTAATTTGTGAAGCAGCCACATCACTTGCTGCAAAATCAACAGTACCTTGCATAAACATATTAATTCCAGCACCTGATCCCAGTGGTGTGTATTCTATGTTATGTCCAGAGGCTTTTCCATATTGAACACGGCATTCATTAATAAAGTTAGCAATGAATGATGAACCAGAACCCGTAATTTGATCTGCATGGGCTGGTTGGGCGATGAGTAAAGATACAGCGATTGCTGCTACGATAAATCTAGAAGTCTTCATAATTTAATAATATCAGGAGTATTTTGATTTAGGGTAAATAGAAAAAGAACAGTTAGTTAATTTATGGTATTATTATCATATGTATTTTGCTAATCACGCTGCTGAGAAAATATTTCAAATTCAAGACCTTCATAGAAAGTATGAAGAAAATACTGGCAGAAGTGCCATTCAAGATTTAATTACCATGAAAATTATACAGGGTGAAGCAGGCAGTGATTATAATATAAAAGTATATGAAAAGTGGACTACAGAGTATTATAAAAAAATAAGTGAATAGCAATAAACCATCTTGACTTATATGTTAGTATAGGATATACTTTATATATGGAATCATTACTATTAGCAATTGCATTGTTTTTGTCATCCCCCGCTGGACAAGATCCAAATAGGGAACTAATGTGGTTTGATGGATGTCAAAATATTACAGAACAACAATTAGACAACTCAACCTGGCAATATTCTTGCGGGGATAATGATATGATAGAACCACAAACTATAGAAGAATGGGTGGAACCAAATGCGGAAATCGAACACTTTAGCCTCACAAAACAAACAAAAGCGTTACCTAAAAAACAAAAAACGTCTATCTCTAAAGCCAAGACTATCAAAGCAACAAAGACAAGAGGCATACGAAAGATTCATGCTTACAAGTCAAATTAGAAATAATAATATTTTGTTGGCGCAAAGAGAACTTGAGTCTATTCAAAAGGAAAAGTCAAATGACTAATACCTCTAGTGAAGATAGAAAAGTTAGAGATAAGTCATACCATGAAATGAAACTATTTGCTAATCCAAATAGGCTTATGGGGTTTTGGGGTAATTTATGTGGTCTTTTTGCTACCTTTTTTTCAAGCCAGGCAGCAAAACATGGAGATTATTTTGAAAATGATTAATGGTGGGAAAAAATGATAACAAAAATACCAGAAGGACAGATTTGCCAATCATTTGATACAAAAATGCATTTGCCTAAAGAAATACTAAACTCAAGTGGTGTTACTCAGAATTGTAATTTATCTTGTGTTGCTCCCGCATTTGTTTATATAGAGGGCATACATGGTAAAAAATTTTTATGTGACTATCATTATTACTTTGAAATTTATATGACTAAAAGTTCATATTCAGAACCTAATGTTTCTTGGAAAAATATTCAAAATTTTCTAATAGATGAAACAGAAAGAGTAAAAGAAACATTTGCAAAAAATGTAACAACCACAGAAACATTTGGACATAAATGCTCACTAATCAATACATATACCCCAGGCCATAACTGCACTGGTGATGCCTTTGTAAAGGTTACACCTACTGGTATTGTTCCTGGTAAAATAAATTTTACAGCAATAAAAGATAGAAATAATATTTCAGAAGGTATTTTTTATTGTAATTTTCATTTTAGAAGAGAGTACTATCGATACTATAGTAATGGGGTTATTTATGAAGATTTTCATCAAATATTGGACGAAAGATCTAGAATGACAATTACTCTTGCTGAAGAATTCTCAAAACTTACATATGTCTAGAATGATGGTATAATAAATATCTGATTATTTATAATCACTATCAAAGGAAATCATGGCAGAAGAAAAAAGTTCAAGACCTAGAGTTATAATTGATGTAAACAAGCATGGAATTAGGCGAGAAAGAAACATAGACTTTGTTAAAAAGAAGTTTAAAGATGAGGATGAGTTAAACCCTAAAAGGAAAAAAAAGAATCAAAAATGACAACGACTCCTTTTTCAGTTATAAAAAATATGTTATGGGATGATTATGGGTATACTCTTTCAGATGATCCTTCATATATGAGTAAAAAAATTATTAGTAAATTGGAAAATAATGGATATAAAATTATTCCTTTTATTTTAAACGATAACCCTGATGGAATGAACGGTAGAGAAAGTAATCCCAATAGACAAGGGCTAGATCAATGAAACAGTTAATGCATTTTACTGCAAAATGGTGCACTCCGTGCAAAACAATGGAGCCTGTTATTGAAGATTTCAGACGTAGGCATCCAGATGTTATTTATACTAAAGTAGATATAGATGATGATATGCAAACTGCCGTTGACTTTGCTGTAATGGGTGTTCCAACATTTATATCTATTGTTGATGAAAATTTATTTGAAAGAAAAAGTGGCAGGGCTACTATTTTTCAATTGGAGGCGTTGTTCAATTGATTACTATATTTAAAAAAATTAAACTATTTTATTATTTACTAAAAATAAGAAAAAGAAAAAATAATAATAGGTTTATATATTAATTTATTAGAAAAGGCATACAATGATTATTCTTGGAATTAATGGAACCTCTCATGACGCATCTATATCTTTAATAGAGGATGGAAACATACTTTTTGCTGGGCATTCTGAAAGATATAGTAAGGTAAAAAATGATTGGTACAACTGCCAAGAATTGTTTGACGATGCATTTCAATATGGATATCCAGATCAAATAGCATATTATGAAAAACCTTGGTTAAAAAAATCAAGACTATTATTTGGTGGTGCTTCAGATTGGAAGCCAAAATTTAAAACTAAATTTGATACATCAAAAATAAAAATAACAAATTTTAATCACCATTACTCACATGCAGCAGCAGGATATTTCACAAGTGAATTTGATGATGCAGTTATTGTAGTTTTAGATTCAGTTGGAGAGTGGACAACATCTTCAATTTATACTGGAGAAAATAATAAAATTAATTTATTAGAAAAACAAACATATCCATTTAGTTTTGGTTTATTTTATTCTGCTTTTACTCAATTGGTTGGCTTAAAACCAAATGAAGAAGAGTATATTATGATGGGTATGGCTGGGTATGGAGATTGGAAAAAATACTATAAAGAAGTTATAGAATATTTTCCAGATATAAATACACAAAAATATAATTTTCATAAAGGTATACATGATTGGCCTTATAATATTTTTGCACAAGACAAGTTTGACATAGCAGCAGCAGTTCAAAAAGTCTATGAAATTAGACTGCTTGATTTTATGTTAAAGGCTAAACGTATTTCAGGAAAAAACAACTTAGTATTTATGGGTGGATGTGCCTTGAATTGTTCTGCTAATACACAGTTGTGGGAAGTATTTGATAATATTTGGATTATGCCAAATCCAGGAGATGCTGGAAGTTCTCTTGGTGCAGCAGCAGCATTATATGGAAAACATATTAAATGGGAAGGCCCATACTTAGGACATGATTTAGGTGGAGCATATCCAGTTGAGAAAATTTTAAAAGAATTAAAAGAAAATAAAATTGTTGCAATTGCTTCTGGTCGTGCCGAGTATGGTCCTAGGGCCTTTGGTAATAGAAGTATTTTGGCAGATCCAAGAGATCCAGAGATTAAAAACAAGGTAAATAAAATAAAACAACGAGAAGAATTTAGACCATTTGCTCCAGTGGTATTAGAACACTTGGCAGACAAATGGTTTGAAATGCCAACGACATCTATTCCATATATGCAGTATGCCGTTAAATGTAAAAGACCAAACGAAATACCATCAGTAGTTCATGTTGATGGGACTTCTAGAGTTCAAACAGTAAATGAAAAACAACATCCAGGACTATATAGAGTATTGAATAAATTTTATTTAGAAACTGGAGTACCAATTCTTCTTAATACAAGTCTAAACATAAAAGGGCAACCACTTTTAAATGATGAAACAGATATAGTTAATTGGGAAAATAAATATAATAGTAAGATTATAAGATAGTTAATTAAAAATAATTAATGTTTTGTAAATCTAAAAGCAGAACCATCCCATAAAGACTTTCCAAATGCAGGTTGTGCTTCATCTTGTAAACTAAAAGCACTTCCCTCCCAAATTTTTTCTTTCTTATTTTTTTCACGATTAACTATCGCACGACTCCAACTAAATCCAGCGTCTCCACCCCATGCATCCCACATAATTCTTCCATTTGATGGGAACTCTGGGCCAGAATAAAACCCTTTCCCTTTTTTATCTACTTCATGACGGGAAAAGAAAGAATACATTCTTTTAACGGTACTAAGAGACATTGGTGAGCCATTAACAATATCTGTTGCTCTGCCCCAACCAACTGGTGTTCCTGCTCCTGTGGCTTTTCCATCTTCTTTCCATTTAAGTGCACGTCTTGCAGCAGCCTTCATTCCAGAAGTTGGGCTATATGTGTCAGCCATTACTTATTAAATCCTTTTGGATCTAATAGGCTACCACTCCAAACTGATTTTGCTGCAACTGAGTCTGATTTGTATGTTCCACCACGACGCTTGTATTCTTGAACTACCCAAGAATTTGCAACGGCTGATGGATATACATCAAATTTATCTTTTGCTGCCTGTACAACTCTAGCATAAAGTTTTGGATTTGATGGAGTAGATCCACCACTTCTTGGTTTAATAAAATCAGCATAGTTTGGTTTCTTTGCCTTATCAATTGATTCGTAATCTTCTTCCATATTAGAGTTATCCATTTCAGTATCTTTCATATCAACAACTGTAGCATCTTTATACATCATACCAATGCTGTATGCTGTTGGTTCCCACATACCGCTTTCTTTTTCATAAATTCTAACAGACATTGCTGGATTTTCTGGTGGCATAGATTCTAAAGCATACTCTGATCCAGGTGTGCCTAATGTTCCGCCTTCATTCATGATGTGTTCTACAACTCCATGCATTACGCCTTCAGTTGTTTGCCCCATCACAAAACTTCCTTCGTATATCATGTTTTTAGTATAGCATATATTCTGCTATAATTGTAAAACTAACGATTGGATTTCATGGCTCATATTGTATTTTTAGGTAACTTTGAAGTGTCATATAGTAGTGAGAATCATCATGCTAAATCTTTAGAGTCTCTTGGCCATACCGTTTGCAAATTGCAAGAAAGAACAATTAAGGATAGTTTTGTTCTTCAGCAAGCAATGAATAGTGATCTTTTTATATGGGTGCATACACACGGCTGGGTGACTCCTGGAAGGCTTGGAATGGGTCATGTGCTAGAAGAGTTAAAGAAGGCTAATATCCCGACAATGACATACCATTTAGACTTATGGTTTGGTTTAGAAAGACAGAAAGACTTAGAAGAAGATGATTTTTATAAAACAATTGGGCACTTCTTTGCAACAGATAAACTAATGGCTGATTGGTTTAATAAGAACACTAATGTTAAAGGACATTTCTTACCTGCTGGGGTATATGATAAAGAGTGCTACATCCATGAGGATTATAATAAAGATGAGTTTGACTATGATGTAATCTTTGTTGGTAGTAAAAGGTATCATCATGAACATAAATACCGTGCAGAATTAATAGACTTTTTAAGAAGAATGTATGGTAAAAGATTTTTACACGTTGGTGGAGATGGAGACACTGGAACTGTACGTGGAAATGATTTAAATAGAATTTATGCAAAAAGTAGAATAGCAGTTGGTGATAGTCTTAACATTGATTTTAATTATCCATACTATACAAGTGATAGGTTGTTTGAAAGTACTGGTCGTGGTGGATTCACTATCTACCCTCGTATTAAAGGCCTTGAAGAATATTTTATTGATGGAGAAGAAATTGTTTTTTATGAGCATGGCAATCTTGAAGATCTAAAATCTAAGATAGACCAATATCTTGATGATAATTCAACAAGGGAACTAATTAGATTAAATGGTCATGAAAGAACTAAACAAGAACATACATATATTCACAGATGGGCAACTATTATGAAGGAGTTGGGATTATGACTGAAATGATTAATGCTGTTATTAACGGAGAGTTTGAGATTACTCTACCAAAACATCGTGCAGATAGACCAGATTGGTATCAACCTCATGGCTGGGAGAAGCCAAGACTAAAGCATATGTCAGAAAATATTAGATCTGGAGATGTTGTATATTATGTTGGTGCAGAAGAAGGAGAGATGCCTGCTCTATGTCAGATGTGGGGTGCTGAGGTAGTCTTGTTTGAACCTAATCCAAAGGTTTGGTCGCACTTCCCATTACTGTGGAGTGCAAATAATTTAGAGATGCCACTTGCTTGTCTTCCTGGATTTGCGTCAGACAAAGATAACAGTCTTGCAAGAATATATTATGGAGAGTTTCCACCAGAAGCAGATGCTCCTATTGAGGCAGCGCATGGATTTAAAGAACTTCAATATGAAGCAGATAAATATGGTCAAACAAAGATTGATACTCTTGTTTATGAAAAAGGATTGAAACCACCTACAGCAATCTCATTAGATGTTGAAGGTAGCGAATGGCGTGTACTTGGTGGTGCAGAAAAAGTTATGAGAGAATTCAAACCAAAAATCTGGTTATCTGGTCATCCAGAATTTATGATGATGTATTGGAAAGAATACTTATATGATTTAAGACAATTTATTAAGGGTATTGGATATAAAGAAACTTTCCTTGACTATCAACATGAGGTACATTTATTTTATGAACCAATCTAAATGCTATTTATATTCATTTAATAAAGAAGACTGTGCTGCTGATAAGTGGGACTATGGACTTCTTAAAGAAATATTTGATAAATATAATGTAGAACAGGTTAAGGTTAATTCTTTGCCAATAGAAGACAGAGCATTTGTTGTAATTCCTGGACCACAAAATATAGGACATGAAAAACATATAGCAAAAGAGTTACAAAATATATCTAGATTAGTTTTATTTATAACAGGGGATGAAGAAGGAGTCTTTGATATAGATAGAATAGAACATCCTAATGCAGAGATTTGGATTCAATACCCTCATAAGAAACATGAGCAGTATAATAAATTTCCGATTGGTGTGCCACAGCATTTAAAAAATAATTTGCCTAATTATAAGACTAAAATATATGATGCATTTTTTGGTGGACAAATTACACATCAAAGGAGACAGCAATTAGCACAAGTAATGCCATTGATTGAGAATGCCCTATACAAGCCTACAGATGGCTTTGCTAAGGGAGATAAGCCGATTGACTACTACAACAACCTAATGAGTTCAAGAATTGCTCCTTGCCCTGCAGGGGCTGTAGTAATTGATTCTTTTAGATTGTTTGAAGCAATAGAAATGATGTCTTTGCCAATAGCAGATCTTAGAGATTCAAGTGGTTTAGAAGATGATTTTTATCAACGTCTTTTTAATGAAGTGGTTCCATTTTATAAAATAAAAAATTGGAACGACTTGCCTGTTATTGTCTCAGGTTTGTTAGAAGGCTATCCAAATAATATGCATACTGTGGTATGCTGGTGGATCAAATATAAAAGAGATTTTGGAATTAAGTTAATGAGGCAAATCAATGCATAAGAATGATGTAACAATAATTTTAGCAACATCAATTGTTCCAGATCATCCAAACACTGAAATGATAGAAGAAACAATCCATAGTATTAGAGCACACTTTCCAGACAATGAAATTATTATGCAAATTGATGGGTTGAGAAAAGAACAGTTGCATAGAAAAAATGATTACGATGAATATAAAAATCGCATACTTTGGAAATGTTTACACGAATATAAAAATGTTTTGCCAGTTATTTTTGATCAGCATAGCCATCAAACAACAATGATGAGACAAACAATAAAAGAAATACAAACATCATTACTTTTATATGTTGAAGGAGATACACCTCTAACTCCAGATATAGAGATTGATTGGCAAAAATGTTTAGATATGATTGAGTATGGAAAAGCAAATACAATAAGATTTCATTTTGAGGCATCTATTCCAGAACCACACAAACACTTAATGTTTAAATTAGAAGATGAATTTTTACAAACTGCTCAATGGAGTCAAAGACCTCACTTAACTAAGGCTTCATACTATAGGAATATTATATTACCGCCACTTGATGAATGTGCTTTTATTGAAGATAGGACTCATGGGATAATTCAAGATGACATCTTACCTTATAATGTTTTTAGTGAAGAAGGATGGGAAAAACACAAACTTTGGATATATCATCCAGAAGGAAACATTAAAAGATCATATCATCTAGATGGTCGTAAGGGTACACTTAAATATACAAGTGATGATGAGATTAGAGGATATAAAGGATGACACTTGGAATTATTGCTAGATCTGATAATACTGGATTGGGAAATCAAACACGGGAATTAGTTAAAATGCTTAATCCCGACAAAATTTTATTGATTGACTCAGAACACTTCAATGGCAATGAACAACACCCAGAATGGTATAAAGATTATAATGTAACAACTACATTGAGCGGGTTTCCAACAAAACAAGAATTAATAGAATTTTTAAGAAACATAGATGTAGTGCTAAGTTGTGAAACTTTTTATAGACAAGATTTTTTACATTATGCTAAACGAAGAGGCATTAAAACAATATTACAATATAATTTTGAATTCTTACTTAATATGTCTGTTCCAGAAGCAGAACTTCCAGATGTTTTACTTGCCCCAAGTTTATGGAACATAGAGCAAATAGAAAAAATGGTTGATGGAAGATGTAAAGTAATTCACCTCCCACCACCAACCGACCCAACCTTGTTTGAAAATGTTAGACAAAACAATATGTCAAAAGATCATAATAGATTATTGCACGTTGGTGGAAAGTTTGCAGCAAAAGATAGAAATGGAACTCAAACTGTTTTGCAAATGCTTAAGTATTCAAAAGCAAGTTATGAGTTAGTAATTACAACACAAAAGTTTCCAGAATTAGATTTAAAAGATTCAAGAGTTACCGTTAATAACAGTAATCCAGAAAATAGGGAAGAACTTTATAATGGGTTTGATGCCATGCTTCTTCCAAGAAGGTATGCTGGTCTGTGTCTTCCAATGAATGAAGCACTCATTAGTGGACTTCCAGTATTCATGACAGACATATCTCCAAACAATTTAATTCTTCCTAAAAAATGGTTAATAAAATCTGAACACATCAATAGTTTTCAAGCAAAATCTTTAGTAGATGTTTATGATGGAAATCCAGAACATCTAGCAAGTATTGTTGATGAGTATATGGATAACAAAGATAAGCGTGAAATGAAAGATTCTGCATTACAAATAGGACTAAATCATTTTGCTAAAAATAATCTAAAGGATAAGTATTTAGATCTTATCGCTCATATGTAGATTTTTCTGAAAAGTTTGTAGTTAAATAATCTAACAAAAACATAAAAGAACTATCTGCGCTAGACAAGTAAGGAATTTGTTCTTGGTCCTGATTATATGATAGTGCAACTAACCCACCACTTTTGTGAACCTTGACATCTTTTACTGTTTCTCCGCCAATGTTAAATGTATTTCCATACTTTGATCTCCAAAGTGTTGAATAATTTTCTTCAAGAATAGTTATTAGTTTGCTTTTTTTCATTGGCATTGGCACGTGAATTTCATAACTAATAGGGTTTGGTATATCTCTTCTTTGTAGATAAGCGTATGTTTTTCCAAGTCTGTTTAAATAAGTAGATCTTAGTCCAAGATTATAATATTGATTTATTTGATCTTCAAGTAATCCATTGTTGTATATTTTTACTTCATTTATTTTATTTGTAATATAAAAGTCATCATTCATTAATATAAAATCTTCAGGTATTTCTTCAGAGGCACACGCAGCCCTAAGATTATTAAGTGCATTTTGATATTTATGTTGATCTTGTAATACTGAAATATAATTGCCAACATACCAGTCTGGTTTTCCACCAACTACCCAAATTTTCGGATCATTAGTATTTTTTACAACAGATCTAATTGAGTATCTAAGTTCTTCGTTTTCACCATCTTTACATATGTATACAAAATTCATAAATTCCCTTTATATAAAAAAATAGGGACAGAAATATCCATCCCTATTTATTAAGTATAATTACTTTACAGCCTTTTTAGCAACTTTCTTTTTTGCTGCTTTTTTAACTGGCTTGATATTCTTAAGCGCAACCTCTACATCTTTTGCAACTGCATCAAACTTTCCAAAAGATTTATCCTTTGGATTTGCTGCACGAAGTGCGACTGGAACTAGGGCTGCTACAAGTGCTGCCCACATATCTTTAGGATCTGTAATTCCAGCGGTATACAAAGCAATTACTGCTGCAAGAACTGAGCGACCATAACTTGAAAGCATTGCTTTTAGTTGTTCTTTATTCATTTAATCACCTCTTTCATATACCATTATAGCGTATATTGCTATAAATCTTTTTATTTTTGCTCAACTATAGGCTTGAGTTTTTCTAAAATAAACCTTAATTTTGCATCTGAGTATAAATCTGCTAACTTTGGCTGTTCAATTTGTTGTTCACAATATAAGATAATATCATTAACAGTAGCCATTGTTTCCTCAATATAATTAAAAGCCACGTCTCTAGAGTCTGATAGAAATTTAATAAAGTTCTCTTGAGTTTCATCCGTTTCATTTTTAATCAAATCTAACTGATCTTTTAAGGTTTCAGAAAAAGCCTTTAGTATTCTTTGATCAAGAACAAGTTGTTTTAACATTGTTTTTAATGTATATACCTTATAGGACAAAGATATAATAACGCACATGCTTAAAAATAATCCAGTAAACGTAATTAAATTAAAGAACTGCATTTAACAACTCATTTCTTTCTTCATGTGTTGGCCAATAATATTGGCAAGGAACTTTGCGTTCTGGACAGCACGGAACATTGTATGGGCTTGATTCTGCATACTGATATTTAATATAATAGATAGGATCTTTTTTAAATAGATTAGCCTTGTGGGTTGTTGTAATACGCATTACTTTATTATCATTAGACCAGAACATTGGCGGAGTCTTTCCCCATCTACCCGAACATTTTGCTTTAAGATCATTAAGGTTATTCTCATTGTTTATTGTCTTAATACCGCGAACCTTAGCCTCTTCTATCATGTGCTGTATATAAGACCACAGGCCAGTCTCATAGCCTTTCCACATAAGCACTGCAGGGTGATTACGCCATGCTCCTGAGATAGACTCTCCAGACAACACCTTGAGTATTTGATACCCTTCAAGGATTTGTTTATTAAGTCTTTTATTGTCTAAAGATTTTGCGGTATATGAAATGTCGCTAGACGGCAGAAATGTTTGCATTTTTACTCCTATCTAAATTAAAATTAAAGAGCATCTGTATTAGCAAATGCTCTTTAGTATTTAATGCTACAAAGCAGACATGTATCCAGTTGAAAGATATCTACCAGATAACCATTGATTGTTTGTAGGTATTGTTTTAGCAAGTAGAAAGTTGTAGGTTTCATCAAAAGAACTCTTAAGATTTAAAACCCAATAAGCAGATAATGTCGCAGTCGCGTTTGAAGTTCCTGCGGTGAATGTACGAGATCCATCTCTATTAGTTACATACCATCTACCATTTAAATAGAAGTCTGTTTGGTTCCAACCATTTGAATACCTTGCTATAGTTGGAACTGCTTTAATATCATATGCAGAGCGCCCATCAATTGATGTATTATCTGTTGCTCCAACTGAAACAACATCACTAATACAAGCAGGTGAATTTACTGCTTTTCTATTTTGTAGATTGCCTGTTGCAGCAATTACCGGAATATTTAATTGTTTTAACGCTAAGACTTGCTCTTTCATACCATCTGGGACTGCACAGTTAGCCTGAATTGAACCCTGAGAAATATTTACAGCGGCAATATTATATTTCTGAGCATTGGCAATCACCCAATCAAGTGCTGTCTTTACTGGTCTTAGAGAATAAATATCTACTTGTCCAGAATCTGTAACGCCAACTATTCTAATTGGAATTATTTTGACATCTGGATTTACTGCTAAGATAACGGAAATCATTTGAGATCCGTGATTTAGTGTTTTGTTTGTACTTTTTGGAATTGCTGCTGCTCCAAGACCTTCCATATAATTTTTTCCATTGGCACAGAGATATCTTTCAATAATACAAACCTCAGTTGCAATTGATTGTTGAAATAGGTTTGTACCTGTATCAATTACAACAATTGATGAAGGCGTAGTTGCTTGAGATGGTGCTGGAACAAATGTTCCAAATAAAATTAATGCTAATAGTGCAGATACTTTATACTTCATTGTTTTCCTTTTCTATTGTAGTTATAGTGGTTTTCTAACTAGTAAAACTATTGCCCCTTCTGATTCCAAGGCTTTTTTAACCCTTACCATATATTCTACAGCAAGTCTCTTGTCCCTGTCAAATAACTGCATGAACTTATTTTCATCTGCTCTTACTGTAATAAAATGCTCATTGTCAATAATGTCTACGCCAAACCCCTGTGGAGCAGTAATAGATCTAACGGCTCGTTTCATTGCATCTGTATACATTTTACCTCATTGTCAGATTCTGCCATATTTCAGACCATTTAGATTTTGTTTTGTGGCTATTAAACTCTCTAGATATTTTACCTTTGTCCAAATAAATACCGCCCCAAATTCCATATTCTTTCTGTGATATACCTACAGCAAAACATGTTGCTGCTACTGGACACTTAAGACACACGCTGTCAACACCATGACGAATATCTGGAGTTTCTTCATACTTATCAAAGAATAGATTTGTATCAAAGTCTTTACAAGCAGCACTTTCTTTCCATAAATGTTTATTCATGTTGTTTGTACTTGTCTGGCATAGTCCAGCCGTTACGGTTTGCTACA